TGGGAAGCGTCCCCACCGTTTGCCGTGTTCTGCCCAGATCCAGAGCCGCACATGATCATCGGCAACTCGGTCGCCGACCAGACCATGGACCTGCAGCTCCTGATGTCCAACATCTGGCGCAACACGCTCGACAGCCTCGCCCAGTCGATCCATCCGCGCACCGCTGTGGTCGAATCGCAGGTCAACATGGACGACGTGCTCAACGTCGAAACCGGGGCCATCGTCCGCATGCGCGCACCCGGCATGGTGCAGGAGATGAACACCACCTTCGTCGGTCGCGAGGCGGTGCCCATCATCCAGCTATTGGAAGAGGTCAAGGCCAAGCGGACCGGCGTCGTGCCCGCCTCGGCGGGCCTCGACGCCGACGTGCTGCAGAGCACCACCAAGTCGGCGGTCGACGCCACCGTCCAGGGCGCGCAGGAACGCACCGAGATGACGGCCCGCCTGTTCGCCGAAAACGGGCTGAAGCCCATGATGAAGGGCCTGCTCAAACTGGTCTGCCAGAACCAGGACCAGCCCCGCATGCTGCGGCTCCGGGGCAAGTGGGTCGAGTGCGATCCGCGCGTGTGGGACGCCGACATGGACGTGGTCATCCACGTCGCTCTCGGCCGCGGCACCGACCAAGACCGCCTCCAGGCGCTGGCCCTGATCGCCACCAAGCAGGAAGCCATGCTGCAGGTCGGCGGCATCACCAACCCGCTCGCCGACCTCGGTAACTACCGCAACACCATGGCCACCATGACCGAGATCATGGGCTACAAAAACGTCGACCAGTTCTGGAAGCCGGTCGACATGCAGCAGATCCAGATGCAGCAGGCCCAGCAGCCGCCACCGCCTGATCCCAACATGGTCGTCGCCCAGGCCCAGGCCCAGAAGGTCCAGGCGCAAATTCAGATGGACGCCCAGGAACTGCAGCTCAAGCAGGCCCAGGCGCAACTGCAGGCCCAACAGGCTCAGCTCGACGCCCAGGTGAAGATGCAGCAGCAGCAGATCGACGCGCAGCTCAAGCGTGAGCAGATGGCGCTGCAGGATCAGCGCGAGCGTGACCAAGCCCGTCTCGATGCCGTGATCAAATTGCAAGGCCTTGAATTGCAGTACGGCACCCAGGTGCGCTCGACCGATGTCGAACTTGAGTTGCAACGCGCCAAGTTGCTCACCGAAGTGGTCAAGCATCGCGAGAGCCTCAATCGTGACGAGGAAGCCCACGTTCGCGAGATGACCGCCGACCTGCACAAGCATCAGATGACCATCGACCAGAAGGACCGGCAGGCCGAGTTACAGGCCCAGGCGGCAAAGGAGAGGCCGACCAATGGAGCTGCTTAGCCAGGAGGAGCTTGACGAAGTCCAGCGGTTCTTCGAAGGAACCGGAAAGAGGATGATCGAGCAGATGCAGACCTCGATTATCGCTGCCTGGATCGTGGCCCAGACCCCGGCCGAGCGTGAGGAACAGTGGCACCGGCTGCAGGCCGTGACCTATCTCGAAAGCCTGCTGCGGGATAGTCCCGCCAGAAACCAAATGAACCAGCGATTGGTGGAGCGACGAGCGAGTTTACGAGCGTAGTTCAACAGGAGTAGAGTACCCATGCCGACCACCACTGCTGACACGCCTGAACAAGGCACCAGCCTGGAGGAAGCGGCGAAGGCCATGGAAGGCCTCCTCGACCCTCACGAGGATACCGAGGACACTTCCACCTCCGCCGCCGACGCAACTCCCGCCGAAACCGACGAGAGTGTTGCCAAAGCCAAAGCCGACTCAGAAGAGACGCCTGCCGCCGAAGAGGAGGCGGAGGTCGAGGAAGCCAAGGCAACGGATGCCGACGAAGACGCCGAAGTCGCCGAAGCACAGCCCGCCACGATCACCGTCAAAATCGACGGCAAGACCCAGGCGATACCTGTCGAAGAGGCGGCCAAGGGGTACCAGCGGCAGGCCGACTACAGCCGCAAGATGGATGCCCTCGTCGCCGACAGGCAGAAGCTGGAATCGGACGCCAAGGCCATCCAGGAAGAGCGTCAGACCTACGCCACCATGCTGGTGGCTCTCCGCAAGCAACTGCAAAACGGTGGCGAGGAGGAGCCAGACTGGGAACAGGTCTATCAGGAAGACCCCGCGGGCTACGCCCGCCGCCGGGACATCTGGCGTGACCGGCAGGAGAAGATCGCGGCAGCGAACTTCGAACTGCAGCGCGTCGAGGCCCAGCAGCGGAAAGAGCACGAAGAGAATCTCCAGAAACTGGTGACCAAGGGCCGGGCCGACATGTTCCAAAAGATGCCCGCCTGGAAGGACCAGAAGGTGTGGGACACCGACCGCCAAGCCATCGTGCGCTACGCACAACAGGTGGCCGGTTACACAGCCGAGGAGATCTCGCAAGCCTACGACCCGCGCGCCATCGTGCTCCTGCACAAGGCGCGCCTGTACGACGAGCTGATGGCCAACAAGCCCAAGCCCGCCGCACCGAAGGGGCCGAAGGTCGCCGCCGCAGGCGCAGCGCCTGCGCAGGGGAACGCCTCAAGGCTCAATGCGGCTCAGCAACGTCTCGCCAAGAGCGGTCGCCTAGAGGACGCGGCCAAACTGTTCGAACAGATCATCTGAGTATCGATGGTCTATAGCGTGAGGGCGTAGAGTAATGGCACTGATCACCAACACGGTCACTCGATACGACGCCACCAGGGCGGTGAGAGAAGACCTTCGATAGGAGGGGTCTTAACTGGGTGAATTGCTGGAACATTTGACCGGGTCGAGCCGAAGACAATCAGCAGCCAAGCCACACATGGAGGCGTAAGCCGAGGGGTGTGGAAGGTTCAGAGACTAGGCGGTGAGGAAACGATAATCCGCCCACGAGCGCCCAGCCCCCGCAAGGGGTGAAGATATAGTCCGATCTGCATCGAAATATGCAGAGGCCTCGGATAAAGAGCCGGGGTAGAGAACACAAAGTTCCAACATGATCTACAACATCGCGCCGGTCGACGTGCCCGTCATGTCGAACGCAGGCCGAGACACTGCCAAGCAGACCTTTTTCGAATGGCAGCTCGACACTCTGGCCACTCCGGCGAACTCGCCGGTGCTGGAAGGCGACGACATCGTCGGCACCACGGACCTCCGTGCGCCGACCACGCGCGTCAACAACTACACCCAGATCAATCGCAAGATCGTCACCGTCACCGGCACCCTGGAAGCCGTCGACAAGGCGGGCATGCGGTCGTATCTCGCGTACGAACTCGCCAAGGCCGCGTCGGAAATGAAGCGCGACATGGAGACGGGCGTCACCGGCCTGCAGATTGGCAACGCCGGTTCCAACTCCGTCGCGCGTGCCACCGCGGGCATGGGCGCGTGGATCATCACCAACTACTACCCAGGTGCCGGTGTGGGCGCGAAGCCCATCATGTCCGGCTCCAACGGCAACGGTACCCCCGGCACCGCCGCCGTGGCGGGCACCGCACGCGCCTTCACCGAGGCGATGTTCAAAACCGCGCAACAGGACATCTGGACGAACGGCGGGAATCCCAAGGTCGCCTTCATGCACGCCAAGCAGAAGACGGTGTTCAGCACCTTCGCGGGCATCGCCACGCGCTACCGCGACGTCGCTCCTGGCGATCAGGCCCAGGTGATCGGCGCAAGTGATTCTTATGTAGGTGACTTTGGTGTTACTTCAGTCGTCCCCGACAGGTTTATGCCCAATAGCATCGTTTATATGGGCGACACCGAGTATCTGTCTTTAGCCTACCTTCGGAATTTCAGAACGGAGGTCATGGCGAAGACCGCGGACGGTGAGAAGCGCATGCTGATCTGCGAATGGGGCCTCAGGATGAAGACCGAGCGTTCCTGGGCCGCCATCGCCGATCTCTCCTGATACCTGACAGCTCGCGTACTTGAGTTGAGAGGGGATGGGGGCGGCAGCGTAGCGTACGCCGCCCCCTGATTTCAGGAGGGTTCAATGACGAAGCGTCTTTTCGCCATGGACCCGCAAACCGGGACCATGCACTACGTCGACTACAACGAAGCCGACGACACTTTCACCGTTGTCGAAGAAGCCGATGTCACCGAGCTGCTGGAATGGAACCGGCGGCTCTACAACGAAGCGCCCGACGGCTGGAAGGAAGGGGCCAGCGTCGCCCGCCTCCATCCGCTCATGCGCCTGCGGTTGGAGCGCCAGGGTATCATTCGCGCCGACGGCGACGACACGCCCTACAAACGCTGGCTCAACGATCCCGACAATAGAGGCTGGCGCATCAAGCCTGGGCGTGTGTGATGGCCGCCGTCGTCATCAACAGCTTCGACACGCTGTGCGCGGCGACGGCCGACTGGCTCAACCGCGCCGACCTCACCGACCAGATCCCGGCGTTCATCACGCTCACCACGGCGCAGTTCAACAGGGAACTGCGGCTGCGCGACATGATGATCCGTGCCGACACGACCAGCGATCAGGAGAACGTCCAGCTGCCGGACGACTGGCTGGAGCACTACTCGCTGGTGCTCGACCCTGGCACGCCGCCGCAGTCGCCGGGCTGGACGAACCCTCCGCTGCGCTACATGAGCGAGAAGGAAAGCAACGCGCTGAAGCAGAAGAACTTCGGCGGCACCGGGCAGGTCACCGGCTACACCGTCATCGGCAATATGATCGAGCTTGTGCTGCCGCCCGGTGCGGATGTCGATCTGAAGATGGTCTACTACCAGCGCATCCCTGATCTCAGCACGACCGTGCAGACCAACTGGCTGCTGGCGAAGTCGCCCGATCTCTACCTCTACAGCACACTCATGCAGGCCTCGCCCTACCTCAAGGATGACGACCGCATGCAGGTCTGGGGCAACACCCGGCAGGCGCTGATGGAGATGGTCCGCATGGAGAGCGAGGCCGCCCTGAGGCCTCGCTCTGGGTTCAGAGCGCAGGTTAAACCGTTCTAGGAGGACACCATGACACGCGGTCTGATCTTTTGGGTGTTGATGCTGATCTGGCTGGTGTTCGGCATTCTCTGGCACTTCGCCCTGTTCACCGCCACGGTCGGCATCCTCGGCGGCACGGTGCTGCTGTTCATCCTGTTTGCTCTGCTGGGCTGGCAGGTATTCGGTCCGCCGATCAGAGGATAAATGCTTCTCCTTGCCGCATCGGTTGTTCTGATCCATGTGACGACGCCTGACGGTGCGAAGGTGCATATCAATCCGGCGTACATCACCAAGCTCTATCCAACGAAGGAAGCCCAGAACGCGGGGCCTAATCAGATGGTTGTCACGGGCGCACGCTGCGTCATCACCATGGCCGACGGCAAGTTCATCTCGGTGAGGGAACCGTGCGAGTACGTCCTCACCCTGATCGAAGGCAAGAAGTAGATGAGCTTCGATCCCTTCAAGGCGTCGTTCTACCTGATTGCTTTCGTGATCGCCCTGCACGGCGTCGTCATCCTGCTGGGCTACATCGGTTGCATCCTGTGGTTCGACCCGGCGGCTGGTTCATTTGAATGCGACAAGAGCGGCAAGCTCACCGAGATCCTGGCCGCGGCTCTGGCCGCCAGCCTCGCCTTCGTCGGCGGCTTCATGCGTGGAGAGAGGAAAAATGACGACGCGAAGTGATGTGATCGATTGGCTGAGCCAGCAGGTTGCTCTGGCAGCGGCGGCCAAGGAATTGCTGGAGGGTGGTGCCCAGCCCGATGTTGTGCCGACGCTGCCTGACATCACAACCAAGCCCGGTTTCATGCAGATGATGACAACCAACCTTGGTTGGTTGAGCGACGTGGTCGGCATCCCGGTCAACGATCAGGCGCGTGTGATCGAGATGACCATCGCCGGGCAGGAAAGCAATTGGCAGTACCGCCTGCAGCAGGGCGGCCCGGCGCGCAGCTTCTGGCAGTTCGAAAGCGGCGGCGGCGTCGCTGGTGTGCTGTCGCATCCGGCCTCGTCGCAGCAGATCAAGACGGTGTGCGCGGCACTCAGGATCACTTGCAACCAGTCGACGGTCTACGAAGCGATGGCATGGAATGACCAGCTCGCCGTCGCCATGGCGCGGCTGTTGCTGTGGACCGACCCGGCGGCGCTGCCCGCTGTCGGCGACGTGAACGGAGCGTGGAACTACTACTTGCGCAATTGGCGACCGGGCAAGCCGTACCCTGACAAATGGCCCGGTCTTTATCAGCAGGCGATGAACCTGCTCTAGGAGGCCCCATGCCGCTCAAGAAAGGAAAATCGGACAAGACCCGCAGCGAGAACATCGGCGAGATGGTCAAGGCGGGCTATCCCGTGAAGCGTGCCGCTGCTGCCGCGTACAGGCAGCAGCGGCACGCCAAGGCCAAGGGCAAGCGTTAGGAGGCAGTGATGGCGAAAGGTAAATCAGGCCAGAAGACCGCCAAGGCGGTGCAGAAGATGTTGAAGTCGGTAGGCCGGGACACGGCAACACCCGTCACGATTGGCCCGTATAAAGCCAAGGGTAAGAAGTGACCCGTGAGCTTGCCCGCTGGGCTTGGTTGCTGGAGTTCAGTCTGTTCTGGTTCGTGCTTTACGCCGACCGTCGGTACTGTGCCCAGCGTGACGACATAGCCGCAAAGGAGCACCGCCCAACATGGCCACCCTAGGACCACAGCCTTCCCCCGACGAAGACGAGGACGACGAGCTGCCGCCCGAGCTGCCCGACGTGCCCGAGGAAGACCTCGACCCCAACCGGGAGGAACCGGCCCTGGAGGGTGGTGAGGTCTAGAAGGCCCGTATTTGCCCGTACAGCGACTTTGCTGCCGGTCCCCTCCTTCACCCGGTAGATCCCCCAAAGGCGCTGTACGGGCCTTCTGGACAGGCGTAGGCTAGCCGTACACGGGACACGCCATTCCGGCACCTCGTTGACTTCCACTAGGTCAACGGGGGACCGATGGCCGGGTCATTTACCGCTAACCTCAACCTCTACAAACCCGAAGTCGGTGCTGATTTCGACACCTGGGGCAATGCTCCTGTCGGCATCAACGGCGATCAGGACAAAATTGACGACGTGTTCAAGCCCGCGGGCGATGGCACCGCGGTGGGTCTGAATGTCGCCTCAACCAAGACGCTGAGCCTCGCCGGGACGCTGGCCATGGCAGCGACCGGCCTGCTTACCCAGGTGAGCGGCGCGGTCGCCAAATTCCTCAGCAGCGGGTTTCAGCTCCTCGACAGCACCGATCCCACCAAGATCGTGCAATTCGACGTGTCGGGCATGCCGACCGCTACGACAAGCAGCGTCAGGATTGCGGGCGGCAACGTCTCGATGGGCGTGCCGGTCGGGTCGATCTTTCCGTACTTCCTGCCGACCGCACCGGCTGGCTGGGTATTCCTGCGCGGCTTGACGGTCGGCAGCGCCCTGTCGGGCGCGACCGAGCGGGCCAACGACGACTGCCTGCGGCTGTTTACGGCGCTGTGGAACACCAACGCTTACGCCGTGCATCCCAGCCGGGGTGGTAGTGCAGCGGCGGATTGGGCCGCCAACCGCACCATCGACATGCCCGACATGCGCGCCGTTGCTCCGGTCGGCATGGACAACATGGGCGGTGGGGCGGCGCGTAATCTGATCCCCAGCCTCGATGTGCTGGGTGAGCGGATTGGCGCGGCAAGCGCACAGGCAAGCGTCTTCGGCTATGTCGATGCCAGCGGTTCAGCCAGCGTTAGCGGTACATTGAACGGGACTATTACTTCGGGCACCGCGTCTGCGGGGGGCACGTCAGGTGGTGCCAATTATGCCTACCTAGGCAACTCGGTCAGCGTCAACGGTTCATTGGGCGGCAGCGCCAGCGTTGCTGGCACCATCCGCAACGACGGCAACAACCTGACCAGCGGGTTCGGCATCATTCAGCCGACCATCGGCGTCAACTACATCACGCCGCTCTGACCATGCCGCTGATGCCCATCAATCTGCCGCCCGGCCTGGAGCGCAACGGCACGCCGTACGACACCACCAACCGTTTCTGGGACATGTCGTTGTTTCGGTGGGTCAGCGGTGCAGCTCGCCCCATCGGCGGCTGGCAGCGCAAGACGGTGGCTCCGTTCGGCTCGCCGATCCGCCGCTTCTGGGCCTGGAAGCGCAACGACAATTCGACCGTTACGATTGCCGCAACCGAGCAGAAGCTTTACCTCGACTACCAGGGCGGCTGGCTCGACATCACGCCGGTCGGTATCGTGCCGCCGATCATTACCTTCGCGGGCGGCTACGGCACCGGCCCCTACGGCAAGTACAACTATGGCCGGGCGCGACCGGCGGGTGTGAGCGTCGCCTTCGCGCCACCCTTTGCGCTCTGGAGTTTCGACAATTGGGGCGAAGATCTGTTGTTCATCTCATCGATGGACAACCGATTGTTCCACTACGTCTCCAGCACGCCGACGACGCTGCCCGTCGTCGTGCCCAACTCGACGGCCCCTGGTGCGCCGCCAGTGCCGACGGCCAACGCCGTCGGTGTCACCGACGAGCGGCACGTCATGCTGGTCGGTCCCTCCATCGGTGGCACCTACTATCCGCGCCGCGTGTGCTGGTCGAGCCGCGAGACGCTGGACGACTGGGACTTTGCCAATGTCAGCAACTCGGCGGGCTACCTCGATCTCACCACCAACAGCCCGCTCAATTTCATCATGCGCGTGCGCGAGGGCATGCTGATCTGGAGTTCGACCGAGGTCTTCCTCGCCCAGTATGTCGGGCCGCCCTACTTCTACGGCATCACCAAGATTGGCGAGGGGCAGTTCTTCCACCCCTACAGTTTCGCCAAGTTCGACGGCACCAAGGTCATGTGGATCGCCACCCGTGGCGTGCGTTGGTACGAAGGCGGCACGGTGCGCTACGTCGATTGCCCGATCTTCAACGACATCAAGGACGATTTTAGCGATCAGTGGGGGCCGTACCATACGCACGCCGCCGCCAACGGCAATTACCCCGAGGTCTGGACGTTCTGGCCGTCGGCCAGCGCCACCGAGGCGGACAGGTATGTGATCCATAACTTCAACGAGAACTGGTGGGGCTGGGGCTACCTGTCGCGCAGCGCCATGATCTCGTCCGGCGCATTGCGCTACCCGCTCGCCGGTACCGCTGACGGCACGATCTACGAGCATGAGAGGGGCTGGACCGACGCCGGGGCCGATCTCAAGGAGAAACGCTGGCTCGAAACCGGCGCACTCGGTGTTCAGACCGGCGACAACGTCATCGACATCAAGCAGGCGATGCTCAGCACGCAGGACAACTTTCACGACCAGCCGCAGAGCGTGACGTTGCAGTTCTTCGGTCGTCTGACGCCTGACGGCAGTGAGCGGGTGTTCGGCCCCTACCTGCCGCGCCTCGATGGTTACACCGACACGCGGGTCAATTGCCGTGAGGCGCGTGTGCGCTTTGTCGGCAATGCCGACCGGCTCTTCGATATCGGCCTGCTGCGGCTCGATGTCAGCATGGGAGGGCGGCGATGAACAT